GTTGTAGACATGATCCGCAGAAAATTCACTGATGCCCTTTTGGACGACGCGCGACGAATGCTGGATGATGGCCGAGGATGTATCACATTGAAGTCCGTTGCTGAGAAGCTTGGAGTTGATAGCAGTAATCTCTCCCAAATTCTCCGATCTCAAGGATATGTCATCCCTAAGCCTACTAAGCTGGAGCATTGCCGCAAACAGTTGCCTATTAACAGTGTTATTTCTGATTACCGAAGCGGGATCAGTGAGCTTGCCCTCTCCAAAAAGTATGGATGCAGCCGACCTACAATCCGGAGATGTCTTGTTGAGAGTGGAGAAGAAGTCAGAAATGGTAGTGAGGCGAACCTCATCAGAATGAGCCGAATGACCAGCGAAGAGCGTAAGCAGCTTACAAGCGCCGCTAACAAGGCTTCCCGTGGAATACCAGAGCCTCGAAGCCGCAAGATAAAGCGAGCTATCAACACCGAACTGGGAAATGCCATGATTGCTATCGGCCAAGGTGAATATGAGTTTTCCAGCTTGTTGGATAGCAAGGGGATCTCCCATATTCGGCAAAAAGCCGCCGATATCTATAGTCTCGACTTCGCAATTGGAAGCGTCGCCATTGAACTCAAGGCTGGCCGAGGGGGTAACGGACATGTGGCTAGGGACGTATCGCGAAACCGCGTCAAAAATCTGGCCAATCTTGGTTGGCAATGCCTTTATGTCTGTTTCGATAGTGTTGACGCCCTCTTGAGTAGCGCAGATGAGATAATCGCCAACATTGACGCGATCAATCGCGACCCAACCACGATTAGTCAATATCGGGTGATTAGCTGTCGCTTCGACAATTTTACCAGTTTCCGTAACAATCTTGGTCAATTCGCCGCGATTAGTTCTGCGCCAAAGCTTCGAACAACCGTGCGCGTTTTCGATATTTGACCATGAGGGGACGCACCTAACAGGCGTCCCCGGATTGCCATCAGGCGGCGGCTTATCCCACGAATAGACCTTGCCGTTATACTCAGCATGTTCCGGCCTTACGCGGTTATCCATCACGCTGCGCCACGTGTATTTCTTCACCCCCACGCTTTCGAGCCGGTGGCGCGTGAGGCTGGCATTTAACTTGAGCGTTTGATCTTGCGCGATAAGCTTAGCCCGATGCTCCGTCATGGGCCATCGGTCGCGGATTTGCTTTTGCAGATCCCGCACAGAAGCGCCGTTCATGGTGCCGCGCCGGATGATAGCCTCTAGGTCTTTGGCCAGCTTTTCGGGAACGTCCTTAATCAGCGCGGTGTTTTCAGCCACCCAGCCCTCCGCAATGGGCTGCAAATAGGCTTCGTCTTGAAAGACGTTCACGCCTAGCAGGCTGGGCCGTTTACCTTGCGGGTTTTTGGGCGGCAGATCGACGCCAGTGTTGGCCTTAACCACCATGCGGAATTGCGCATGATTGAAATTGGACACCACCTCAAAGCGGCTTGGCAGGGTCTGGATAGTCGCCGCGCCCATAACACCAGCCACGCGGAGGAATTCAGCAATAAGCCGCGCCAGATCATCGCCCCAGCTATCGAGCCTAGCCTCCCTGCGATAAGCCCCGACAATATCGCCCACCTTAGGCAGGATGATAGACCCCGAGGCGCGGTTGACCTCACGGGCATAGCGCAACATGGCGCGGGTGTATTCGCGCTCTGCACTGTCTGGATTGGCGAATAGGGCCTTGGGCATTAATCGCCCTCGCCTTCCATCACATCTCCACCTTCGCCGCCATCTTCCGGCAAGGGTCCGCCTTCAAGCGGCATGGGGTCAATCTCGTATTCCTCTGCGATCTTGGCCCGCACCTCGCTAGGGTCAAGCGCCTGCATGGTGACATAAACGCTAGCCGTGTCGGCCTTTAGCTTGTGGGCTTCCATGTCCAGTTTAAAAACCTCGGCCTTTTCCTTATCAGACGGCACCCAAAGCGGGCAGAACTTGATCAGGTAATCAGGCTGGAACTTGCCCATGCTGTAGAGCACAATCTCCACCAGCCTATCAAGCGGCTTCACGAGCTTTCGCGCCTGCATCTGCCCGATATTAGCATACCAGTTTTCCAGCGCGCCCGCCCCGTTGTTGGATAGGCCGGTCTGCTGTTTACCCAAGAGCAAGGTTTCGGGGATGCCGGTGACAGCGCTCAAAGCCTGCCCGAAGCGGTCAATCAGATCAGGGACGCCCGTGCTAGTCAGGCTCTTGATGTCGTATGCCTCGCCGTCTGCGTCGATGGTGACGGTGTTATTGACGGAGCGGGACATGTCGACGAGGTTGATGCGCTCACGAACGGCATTCTCGCCGTCTTTGGTGCGCAAGAGCTGGCCTAGCCCCTTGATGCTATGCACCGCCTGCTGGCTGCGCTCTAGCAAGGCATTGGCCCAGTAGTGCGACATACCCAGCCGCATGATTTGATCGTAGCAGGATTGCAGCACAGAACCTCCCCAGCCGTCATTTGTCTCGCGGCGGCGGATGGGCACAGGGTCTCCGTCAAAAATCAGGCACCGGCTTTCGTGGACCTCATAGGGGGTAGACGCCACGCCGGATAGGTTGGGCGTGATGCGGTAGGTCTTTACGTCACCATAGCGCATATCCATGGGGTTGTCGTAATACGTGGCGCGGGTTGCGGCCCATCGATCATAGACCCGCAGGCGCTCAATCTTCTTGGCCTTCTCGATGTTGAGCGGCTCTCGCAGGTCTTGCGCGCCATCATCCACTAGCATCACGATAAGCGCCCCGCCATAAAGGCCAGCCCATCGGCAAGCGGTGGCTAAGGCTTCCATCGTGCCAATGCCTTCTAGGATGCTCTCCACATCCTCGGCAACCTGTTCATCCAGCCCATCGATCTCGTAACCGGCCCGCGTCATTTCGTCCGCCGGAAGATCCACAATGCGTCGCGCAAAGCCGTTACCCTCGTAAAGAGCCTCTAGCTGCTGCTGCATCATGGGCGCGGTGATGACTGGCGTGTTGTATGCTGTCCGGTCGCGGGCGTTACCGACGTTCAGGAACACATTGGCATAGCCGCCGTCTGTGCGGGTTACGTCAACCGCGTCTGTGCGGATAGCATCCTTGCGCGGGCGGCCTCGTGGGTTTCCGGTCGGCTTGGTCATAAAATCCCCTTTTTCTGCATCCGTTTTATCAGAAAATGGGGTTTATGCAAATACCATGCCAGTTATAGCAATCCAGCCAGCCAGCTTGTTTGCGGCTCGTCAAAGGCCATCACAAGGCCATCGGCGAGGTTGTGCGATGGAATGCCGCGCTTCTTCAAATCCGCCTTGCTCTCCACCTTTTCCTTGCCATTCACAGTCTCTTTGCGCGGAGCGGTCAATTCGCCCCGAAGCTTTTCCAGCATGGGCAAGCCAGACGGCAGGCTGATTAGCTTGTCAGGATCGAATTGCAGGCCATTGCGCGCTTTCCACGTATTCTCGAACCTGTCGGCCAGTTTGCGCCAGCCTTGGGCTTTAAGGTTATAGAACATGTCCCCGTTGGTCTTGCCGTCCCGATATTCCAAATCAGGGTTGCTTGGCCCCTCGCTGGCGGTCCATCCCGAGAACGTCATGGGCGGTGTTTTGTGATTGTCCGACAATGCCGCACTATGCAGGCGGCGCATTTCACCGCACACAGACGCGCCTACGCCGATGTCATCCGCGTTTATGTGATCCAGCCCATTGCGTAGGGCAATCTCAAACACTCGGCCAGCGGCTGCATTGGGGTCGTCATCATGCCATTCCTCTAGGCCTTCAACAACGCAACCATGCCGCCACAGGAATGCGTTGGGGTCGTTAGCCTTGGTGGCTGTTACCTTACCATCCACACCGCCAGAGACGTCAAAGCCGCCTGTCCTCCCCCCGCCCATGGGAAAGTCGTCAATCTCTATGTGCGCGTCTATCGCAGCATCCACCCACTTACCCTTGATGATCGAATTATCATCAGACGATAGCGGGATACCAAGATAGATGTGCCGATATGCCTCCGGATCGGCCAGTTTAAGCCGCTCCGCCTTTTCCCGCGCCGTGGTGGAGAGAAATGGGTTTTCGGTGTAATTGATATGCCGAATGATGCAGCTATCGCCTAGCAGGTCGGGCAACTTGGCTT